CAACGGCGTTTTTTGTTCCGCCGCTTCACATCACGTTCGCGCGATGGTACAACCCATTGCATCAGCACTCGGGGGAGTCGTCTATGGATGGATCGCAACTCGGAATGCCGCGGCGTTGGTGCGTCGCGATATGCGAGCCCAAGCGTGAACGCATCGCGCGCGATCAATTCAAGGACGCCGGCGTCGAAGCCTTCCTCCCCATGCGAGAACTCGCACCCACCGCTGAACGCAAGATCAACGTGCAGCCGCTTTGGTCGGGCTATCTCTTCGTCGGCTCGACATCGATACCCCAGACCGTCCGCGCGGCGCCGCGCATGATCGCCACGTCGGACGGCTCGCCGATCTTCGTCCCGCGTGGCGTCGTCGAGACATTGATGGCGCAATGCGACGCCGACGGACTCATGGAAAAATATGAGGCGCCAGAGGTTTATCGCCCGAACATCGGGCAGACCGTGAGGCTGCTTTACGGTCCACTCGCCGGCCAGTTCGGCATCATCGCGGAAGTGTGCAAGGCCCGCGTCAAGTTGGAATTATCTTGCGCAATCGGAAAAGTTCGCGTATCGGTGCTTTCAGAGCAGGTCGCGCCCGTCGCCGTCTGACGCGCCCGACAGTCCTTCACTGGGCCGCGCTTCCGGGTGAAAATCTGGAAAATCGGAAATCTATGCCGGCGCGGCGCGCTGGCGGCCCACCCTGAAATCCGATGTCCAGAAACGCCTTCAAGCCGAACGACGTGCAGCGGAAAGCCGTCGAATTGATGGCTGGTTTCGGAATCCCGCACGATGATATCTGCCTGGCAGTCATTCACGTCGAGACCGGCCGGCCGATAACCAAGAAGACGCTCGCCAAGCACTTCCGCGCGGAACTCGATGAAGGCCGATCGCGCGTGAAGCTGAAGGTGATGACGACGCTGATGTACCGCGCGCAGCACGATCAATCGCCGGCCGCGGCGATATTTCTCGGCAAGTCGGTTCTCGGCTTGCGCGAAAAAGACCCGGACGAAGGCGGCAACGAGATCACGATCAAGGGCGGGCTGCCCGAGAAAAAGTAGCGCGCTGTGACAGAGATCGTCCTGCCAACGCTACACGAAGACCAGGTTCGCGCCTTCGACGTCTACCAGGAAAACCAGTTCACGGCGATCCGCGCCGGCCGCCGATGGGGCAAGACGGACTTCGGAAAGACGATCGCGTGCGATGCCGCGATCAAGCGCAAATCGGTCGGATGGTTCGCGCCTGACTATCGAATCCAGTCCGAGGCGTTTCGCGAAATCGCGGACATCCTCGAGCCGGTAAAATCTTCCTCATCGCAGACCGCCGGCGTCTATCGCACCCGCACCGGCGGCCGCATCGATTACTGGACCCTCGACAACGAGCGGGCCGGTCGATCGCGGAAATATCACATCGTCATCATCGACGAAGCGGCTTTTACCAAGCCGAACATGATGGCGATCTGGCAGCAGTCAATTCAGCCGACCTTGCTCGATTACAACGGCAAGGCGATCGTGCTCTCGAACACGAACGGCAACGACACCGAAAATTTCCTCTGGCGCATCTGCAATCAGCCGGAGCACAAGTTCAAAGACTTCCACGCGCCGACGATGGCGAACCCGCTGCTTCCGCTGCGGATGCCGACGGAGACCGAGGAAGAGTGGCAGACGCGGCGCGCGCTCGTGCTGCAGGCGCTCAAAGACGACAATCATCCGCTGGTCTATCAGCAGGAATATCTCGCCGAATTCGTTGACTGGTCGGGCGTCGCGTTTTTCTCGCTCGACAAGATGCTCGAGAACGGCCTGCCGGTCGCATACCCGACGCATTGCGATGGCGTCTTCGCCATCATCGATACGGCGGTAAAGACCGGCAAGGATAACGACGGAACCGCGGTGCTCTATTGCGCGCGGTCAAAATTCTTCGGTCATCCGCTGACCATCCTCGATTGGGACATCGTTCAGATCGAGGGCGCGCTTCTCGAGACATGGCTTCCGACGGTGTTCGAAAATCTCGAACGCCTGGCCCGCGAGACCGGCGCCCGCATGGGCTCGCTCGGCGCGTGGATCGAAGACAAGTCCAGCGGCAGCATCCTTCTGCAGCAGGCGAAGCGGCGGAACTGGAACGCGCACGAGATCGAATCGACGCTGACAGCCGTCGGCAAGGACGAACGCGCAATCAGCGTGTCGGGCTACGTCTACCGCGGCGAGGTCAAGGTCTCTAAAGCGGCGTTCGACAAGGTCACGACGTACAAAGGCGTTTCCCGCAACCACTTCATCGCGCAGGTTCTCGGGTTCCGCATCGGCGACAAGCAAGCAGCGAAGCGCGCCGACGACCTTCTCGACACATTCACCTATGCGATTGCGATCGCGCTTGGAAATGCTGAAGGGCAATAGATAATCGATGTCTTCCGTTGCCATCGTCGGACCGCAACTCGGCAACGCGCTGCAAAACCTTCTTCTGGCGCCCGACATCATGCCCGGCGACGCGCCAAGCTATCAGACGTGTAAGGTCATCCTGACTTTCCACCCGCTCGGCGGCAAAATGGCCGAAGCGCCGATCAAGATGGCGCAGAGTCAATCGCGCATCATCGAGATTCCGGACGCGCCGGACGAAGTCAAAAAAGCCTTCGTCACCGAATGGATGCGCCTCAACGCGACGCGGCACATCCGGAACGTCAAGAAGCTTTCGCGCGCCTATGGCATCTCGTCGATCGCGCTGCTCGAGCCTGGCGCCGATCTCGGCAAGCCGCCGGATATGGCGACGCTCTACAAGCAGAAAATTTCGTTCAACGTGCTCGATCCGCTGAATACCGCCGGCTCGCTGGTGCTCAATCAGGATCCAAACGCTCTCGACTTCCAGAAGCACGGCGACATCCGCGTCAACGGCACCGTCTATCACCGGGCCCGTGTCCAGGTGGTATTGAACGGCGACCCGATCTACATCGAATACACGTCGTCGGCATTCGGTTTCGTCGGCCGCTCGGTCTATCAGTCAGTGCTCTACCCGCTGAAGACCTTCGTCAACACGCTGATCACCGACGATCTCGTCATCCGCAAGGCCGGCGTCTTCATCGCGATGCTGAAGCAGGTCAGTTCGGCCTTCGACCAGGTCACGAGCAAGCTGTTCGGCTACAAGCGGCAGATCCTAAAGGATTCGCAGACCGACAACGTCATATCGATCGGCGAGACCGAGAAGATCGAATCGCTGAACATGCAGAACCTCGAGGGCCCGTACAAACTGGCCCGCGAGAATTGCCTGAAGAATATCGCGACCGGCGCCGACATGCCGGCGTCCTGGCTCAACAATGAAACGCTGGCGAGCGGCTTTGCCGAAGGCAGCGAAGACGCCAACAAGGAAGCCCGCTGCGTCGACGATCTCCGCGAAGAGATGCAGCCGCTTTACGATTGGATGGACGCGATCGTCCGCGCGCGCGCGTGGAACCCGGATTTCTACAAGACAATTCAGGCGCTCTATCCCGAACAGTATTCCGGCATGGAGTTCGAGCAGGCGTTCTACACCTGGTCGCAGTCGTTCACCGCCGCGTGGCCGTCGCTCCTGATCGAGCCCGATAGCGAGCGCGCCAAAGCCGACAAGGTCCGGCTCGAGGCATTGATCGAAGCCGTCGGCGTGATGTTGCCGGCACTCGATCCGGACAACAAGGCCCGGCTGATCGAATGGCTCGCCGAGAACATGAACAGCATGAAACTGCTGTTCCCGACGCCGCTCGACATCGACATCGATGCTCTTCTCGCCTATGTCCCGCCCGACATTCTGGGCCCCGGCGAAGCGGCGGACGTTGACGCCGACGCCGAACCAAAGCCGAAGCTTCGCGCGGTTGCCAATTGAACATCGCCGCAGCAAGATCGGCCGCACGCGGCTTTGCCGAATGTCAGAAGGCTACAGCGTTCGTCCGGGATGCTATGGATCAATTCGTCGCGGCCTGTCGGGTTGGAAATTGGCCGGAAGCCGAAAGGCTTCGCGATCTGATTATTGCCGGGACGGAAAACTATCTCGACCAGTTCATGTCGGCGCACCACGCCATGCAGGAAATACCGCGCTAGATGGCCTTTGGTCGTGCTGTTTGGTATGGTCTAGGCCATGACCGAGCGGCGATTTTATGTCTATGTCTATTTCCGTCTGAGCGGCGTCCCTTGCTATGTTGGAAAGGGGACGGGCGATCGATGGAAGATGCATGAAACGAGATGTTCGAATCCCCATCTTGCCGCGATATTAAAGCGATCAGGCGGCTCGCTACCAAAATTGATTGTTCGCGACGGTTTGACTAATACCGAAGCGATAGAGACCGAAATTGCTCTTATCGCCGCTATCGGTCGCGAGACCAATGGCGGCCCGCTTGTGAATCTTAGTGATGGCGGTGAGGGTCCGACCGGTTGCGTCCGAAGCGCGGAGTCTAGGGCTCGCATGAGCACCGCCAGGCGGTCTTTGGGTCCGGACTGGCAGGCTCGCAATAACGCCGCGCGCGCCGAGGCGATGCGTAGGCCGGAGGTGCGCGAAAAAATAGGCGCGGTTCAGCGTGGAAAACCGAAGAAACCGCCAAAGGTTGTTGAGAAAAAAACCAGAAAGGCTCCCCGTAAGCGGGGGCCTCTCACTGAATCGGTAAAGCGGAAATTAAGCGCGGCCACAGCAGCTTGGTGGGCGGCCAACCCCGGCGCCAGAAATTTTACCGCCGAACATCGCGAAAATCTGCGTCGAACGGCGCGCGAGAGGGCCGATCGTGCCGGAAAAGAATCAGAGCTTCTATGATGTTTTGACGGCCGCGATATCTGAATTCGCCGACACCGGTTTCGTCTCTGCTGAACGGCTGGCTTATTGGCAAGAGGCGCTGAAGCGCGCCGCCGAAGCCACGATGGGCCCGATTCACGACATGGACGAGATGTTGCGCCGTTCGATGCGCGCGCTCTATGCGCGGCTGGTCGAACAGAATGGCATCTTGCGATATCACCCCGGCGTCGCGCGCTGGACGATCCAAAAACTGAAGCCGCAACTTCATCTCGAACTCGACAAGCGGATTCTGGCCTCGGCCGATCTCATCAAGCTGAACCGGTCGCAGTCGATCGCGCAAACCCTTCGCCGGTTCTCCGGATGGTCGACATCGATCCCGGCGGGCGGCGCGGCCGAAGCCGACAAGGCGAAGATCAAGGCGGAAATTCGCAAACCGCTGGCGCGCCTGCCCTTCGAAGAGCGGCGCGTGCTCACCGATCAAGGGCACAAGTTTATCGCCGGCCTGAACGACATCGTTGCGACCGACAGCGGCGCGATCGCGGCAGGATGGATTTCTCACTTTCGTCAGGCCAATTATGACTATCGCGAAGATCACAAGGAACGCGACAGCGAATTCCTGAAGCGTTCGGGCAAGCCGTCGCTATATGCGATCCGCGATTCCTGGGCGATAAAAGCCGGCCTAATAAACAAAGGGGCGGGCTACACGGATGAAATGACACAGCCGGCGGAAGAGTGTTTCTGCAGGTGTGCATATCGATATTTTTACGCGCTGCGCTCGCTGCCGGACAGCATGCTGACGGCGAAGGGGCGCGCGGAATTGGCAAGGACGAAAGTCGCATAACGAAGTTCGCCGGCGCTCCGCGGCGCTGGCGCGCGGTGGCAGCGTCCGACGCTGTAGACCTCTCGCATGGGGGTTTCCTGCCTAGATGGGCGGGCCGCTTAAAACCCGACCCGCCCATTTAGGAATGATCGATGTCCGGCAACCCATTTGTTTTTCCCTGGTCGACAATCCCCGGCGCGCCGTGGCCTAGCATGTTGCCGATCATGCCGCTCGGCGGCCAGGTCTTGTTGCCGCTGGCGACGTTCTCGGACACACAGGTCTTCAACGTCGGCGCCGATTTCGGCCGGCTGCTTCAGGCGCTCGGATTGCCAATCAGCGCGACGTTCTCGGTTACTGCCTACGTCATCGACGGAACCGATGCGACGCCGAATTCTCACTTCGCCGGAGCGGCAAGCGTCGTCAACGGACTCGCACCGCCCTACGGCACCGGATGGGCGCTGGCAGGCGTGCGGCGCCAATGGGGCCCGGGCCTTGCCGGCGTGACTTATGGCTTCACCGCCTCCGCAACGCTTTCGGACGGCACCGTCATTACGCAGAGCAGCCAAGGCGCCTGCATCGCGACCAATCAAGGGGCTGAAGCCTAATGGCCGGATTTCCGAACGACCAAACGAATCCGAACGCCGCCGCCCCGGTATGGCTGGCTGGCAGCAACCCGCTGAATCTCACCACCAGCATCTTCGACCAGGTCAAAACCGGGCCCGGCGTCTTTTCCGGTCTGGTTGTCGGCACGGCCGGCACCACGTCGGCGCTGAAAGCCTATGACGGGATTTCGAGCATCGTCACGATGACGCTTGCGGCGCCCGGTGTCATCTCCTGGACCGGGCACCCATTCGTCGCCGGCGATGCCGTGGTCTTCACCACGACCGGCGCGTTGCCGACCGGCCTCACGGCGGGCACGACCTATTACGTCAGCACCGTTGGCCTGACCGCGAACGCATTCAGCGTTGCGGACACCAAGGCCCACGCCCTTGCCGGCACCAACACAATCACCACCAGCGGATCCCAGAGCGGCGTTCAGAACGCATGGGATGTCACGCTTCCGATCGGCACGTTCTCGACCGCTGCGCAAGCCAATCTGCCCTTTGGCACGAATGGCGTGCTCTTCCAGAACGGCTTGATTGTGTCGGCGACCGACGGCGGCGGCGCAGCGAATCTCACGATCCTTTACCGCTGACCAGCGCATGATGCGCGCGGCCGGAATTCTTTTCGTCGATCCCGATGGGCAGGTGCTTTTCCTGAAGCGCGGCGCCGGCGGCGATCATCCTGGCGACTGGTGTTTCCCGGGAGGGAAAATCGAAGGCGAAGAGACCGCAGAACAGTGCGCCGTGCGTGAGGCGAAAGAGGAATGCGGCAGCGTACCGGACGGCTCGCGCATCCTGTGGACCCGGCGCG